CTTCAGCCCAATGCACCATGTCGCTGTATAGGACGATCCCTTAAAAAACTCAGTTAGTACAGCGTTCAGGCCAACGGTAACAACTAAGTTGTTGTTTAGTTCGCGCCATTTTTCCTTGCCATCAGAACCATAACAGACCACTTCCCATATATTCTTCAGGCCGATAGTGTAATCATTATCGTGTTTCATTGTTAAGCCTCCGTCGGCCTTCATTGTTGGTTTCATTTTCAATTTGGATAATCCACCTTAGTCCATATAGTTGATGGGTCAGATACGCTGGCCCATGTAGTTGACGGGTCTGATACATCAGCCCATGTGGTTGTGGGATCACTAACGCTGTTCCACAGAAATGCAGAACTGGATGTTAGGCCCAAATCACTCGCAAAGGTAATAGAATCGGCGAATGGTATATTACCAACAGGTGTATAAGCAGCATCAATCCCCCAAGTGACTGACTTACTTACTCCCACCGCACCAGCACTTGTCTGGGTTAGGTCGGTCGCAAATGTTGCTGAGGGATTTAATGAGATCGACCCAGAGTCTGTAAATCCTGAATTAACTGCGTAGGTTGCATCACCTATTGTGCTTAACACCGCTGTTTTGACATCATCTGCCGTTATCGCAAAAGTGGCAGATGAGGCTAGGTTTACCGTTGTGCTATTAGTGTAACCAGTATCAACAGCAAATGAAGATGAATTAGTTTTAGCAGGGGTATTCCAGTCTATCCCTATGTTGCTCCACAGGATGGGTGAAGTAGCTTCGGCCCATGTAATGGGAGCAGTCATTATACATAACCGCTAGTATTCATTATCCTGAGAGCGGAACCTGAGTGACGATCTTTATTATCCTGTTCCTGTAATTCCTGAATAGCATTATTTAAGGAAGCACCCCAAAGAGCAACCCTCTCATCGTTCATAATAAAGGGTTCAGCTTGCATCATAGCCCCATACAAATAAGCATCTGGAGCATTAGTTATCAACCAATTCGTAGCAACTGTACTACTAAGATTTTCAAAATTCTTATAGAACAGCATCTCCACTTCCACAACAGAAGCGGGAATTGGTCCTAACGAAATCTCATTTGCAAGTATAGTGTAGAACTTTGGAATCCCACTTGTACTACCACCCCATAGTCTGTCATAGATTTCTGGCGTAACATAAGACAAGGTTGTCAATGGACTGGTATTAACTTGGAAGTTACGCATCTGTATATAGCCAGTAGGTAAAGCCAGATTTCTCTGGTCTGCTACTGTATCCGCAGTATACTTAGCTTCCATAGATCGTAGACGCAACGTCCTATTGAACTTTGCTTCTGCTAAAGCAATGAACTCTGGTATTCTTAATGTCAGATCATCTCTGTCTAACCAGTTAGCTACAGCCGTAGTTAGTTCGCTGTAGGTGCTAATAGCCATTAGACGTTACGGGCTGCAAAAAATACGTTCTGATTTAAGATTCTAAAATTTCTTTGTGTGCGTCCAGCGACGCCATGTGCGTATAACCACATAATTAAACCCTCGTTGGAGTTGTTCTAAAGTATTTGTTAGCAGGATCGTTTAGATACCTCTTCATAAGATTATGATCTCTCTGTATCTCCCCGTTGGTTTCTTTCATCCATTTGTTCCATATATTCGTAGGAATAGAAGCAACACGTACACCTTCCCCGGACTTACCGGGAGTAAGCAGATCACCATAATTATTATAGGCTTGCTTATTCTCTTCTAGTATAGGCTCAACATCCTGTCGTGTATTGATAGTAAATTCAGTTTCATCAGCGTTTGAATGAAACGTATCTACTGGGGTAGGATTGCCTTTCATCGTAGATGATACCCCGGATCATTCCCTTCTACTATCCTATTTACACGCTCTTTAGTAGTTAGTTTCTTTACGGACTTCTCAGGTTTTTTACTATCTGATTTCTCCATAGCCTTTACAGCCTTTTTAAGTTCTGCTTTAGTAACCATATCTATCCTCTGGAAAATCCACTCTTACCAGATGCTTTGACACAAGCATCAATTATTCCATCTATATTGCTGTAACTTTTTCCACCCTTTGGTTCTTTCACAACCTTTGGCTTCCCCTCGCTATAAGGGGGAGGATTCATATTTGGGCCAGCAGCAGTCGCACTACCCTTATTGGGCGGTTGTCCAATTTTTGCCATCTTATTTCTCCTGTGAGGCAAAGCCCCCCGAAGGGGGCTAAACCAAAACTAATTTACTTTACACCTCTTAACTGACCATTGCCAAAACCATTCTTAGCGCGTAGGCCATACTCACAAAGCAAAAGTTGCTTCACACTATCGCCAGATTTCGCAAGAGTTTCCGTTCGGAAAGGACGCAAGTAATCAATAGACCACAGATCGTAGTCAAAGAAATATGCGGTCGTAGCAACTGAGAAACGGTTAGGAACAATCTTAAACGTACCAAAGTCAGTAACTAGAACATCCACTGCGTTTACAGCAGTAATGGCCTTATCACCTGAGTTGTTCCCTCTAGGATCAGCAACCACACTACCACCAACACTAGATGAACTGATCGTCTGTTTAGTAGGGCCGTCACACATAATAACATCAGGTGTTCCGCCCTTATCCCAGATACGAGATACAGTTTCGTTTATTCCAGCAAGCGTAATCGCAGTGGTCGAACCTGCGACATCCGTTGGATCAGTTGTGCCATCTGGGCCGACAGAGCCAGCACCAAGATTCTGCAAACCAACAACTGGGTCTTGAGTTCCATCCAGAACCATTGATTCTAGTAAAACAGGACTACCCATCCATGCACCAACAGAAGCGGTTGCCCTAGCAGAACCAGACGAGGCAATAGATTTTAGAGTGTCATCTAAAAGCATTGTCTCCATATTGCGCTTTAGTTCTTTAGCGCGTTTGGCAAGCTGATAAGCCTGAGTTGACTTTCTACCAGCAAAATCCACTGCTTCAGCAGTTCCAGAACTCTGGACTTGCGTTGCGGAGATTTGTGTGAAGTTAGTCAAACGTCTTGGCTCAGTTTCGGCAGTAGAAGTATAATCATTACCTTCTATCTGTCTGTTATTTGCCGTATCGCTCAAAGTATCAGTTTGCCACTCAAAGGTCGTGTTATCGCACGAACCCCGCCCAACACCGTTCAAAAACGGAGTATCCATTGGACTTATGTTGTAAATTATATTACTTAGGTCTTCCCTGATGCCTATAGCACCATAGGTTTCCCTAGTATTTGTTGGGACGCCCATAGCGTTTTCCCTCCTTAGTTAAATGTCTATAAAATCCTCTAAGAGTGCAGACGCATCATCAAGATGTCCTGTACCCCTGAGACGCTTCATTTGGGCAGTACGTTTAGCTTTATCAGTGGCTTCCTTACCTCTAGGTTTGCCAGTTCTAATTACTTTAGGTTTATTTTTCAGCTTCTTGGCCTTTACTTCCTTCTTAGTTGCCTGACCTTCTTCAAAGGCTTTGGCTTCCAAAAGGATTAGTATTGACCTATGGTCTACAAGCTGCGCTATCTCATCGTTGGAGAAACCTTTAGATTTTGCAAAGTCTCTAAGTTCATTAGAAATCGTGCGCCGAAACTGCTGGTTTTCCCATTGTGGTAAGATATTAACTAACTTGCCATACTCTTCTTGTAGAGTGTGTTGGAAGTTAGCTTGATACTCCTGTTGTTGTTTCGCAGTCTCTTCCTGTATATTGGCCTGAGTTTGCTGCATACGATTTTCGATATCACGATACTCTTCCCGTTTTAACAGATATTGATCCTGATCTTCTTCTCTCAATCGTTCCCAATCAACATTTTGGTATTGTTGTAACTGACCATACTCCATCTGTACCATATTTGCTAAAGCATTAACGTACTGTTCTCGATTAGCTTGAATCTCAGCAATTTCATGGCCATATTGGTCTATGGCATTTTCATAGTGCTTTCGGTATTCAGCTATCTCTTGAGTTTTTTTGGTATAATCCTGTTGTCGAGAATATCCTTTAGACAACTCGTCAAGGGTAACTTCCACATCTTCGCCATCAACGCGAACTGTGTATAGCTCCTCTTCGGGCTGCTCCTCTTCTTCAGGTTCCTCAGATTCTTCTTCGGCTTCCTCCTCTTCGGGTTCAGCTTCTTCTTCCTCTGCGGGTTCCTCTTCCAATGATTCGTCTTGAGTTTCCTCTGTGGACTCTACATCTTCAGTCGGGGTTGCTTCCTCAGCTTTTGGTTTCTCCTCTTCAGGTTCCAGTAGGCTGAGTAATGCTTCTTGCGCTTCTTCTACACTTCCACCTAGCGCGGGTATTGGCTGTAATCCAGCCGGGGCTTGCGGGGCAGGTTGCTTATCCGCCATAATTAAATTCCTCTATCAGATATATGGGTGTTGCTTTTCCATCACCTTTGCCATGTGTCCAGTTTCAACTATGGACTTTATATGACCATGGATTCTTTCAAGCAGTCTTATTGCAAGCCAGATAGATTCTCTAGCTTCCAAATCTGTCGAACCACTGTGTATCCAGCGGTTCATTAAATCTTCTCTTAGTACATCAAATGACTCGTTTAATAACGGGTCATCTATTAAACTATGTGCTTTACGCTCTCTTTCTTCGGGTGTCATGTGTCTCCTATAGCTACAGCACGGTTCTGTTCGCGTTCAAGTTTTAATTCTTCTACTTTAAGCTGTGCGTCAACAGCATTCTTCTGAGCCTCTTGCTCAATCTTCTGCTGTTTAACTTGCACATCCGCAGCTTTGATTTGCAGTTCCTGCTGTTTCAGTTGCATTTCCTGCTGCTCAATCTGCTGCTCCGGTGTAGGTCCGGGTGGCTGGGGTGGAGGCAGAGTAGATGGGTCTGTCAGGAAGTCCTGTACATTCTGAAAGCCCATGTTCTTTACCATAGCTGCACCAATATTGTACATATTCTGAGGGTTAGCAATAGGAAGACCGCCTTTCATAGCCTCAGATGCAAACTGCATAATAGCTGACAAATGGGCTAATTGCTGGTCTTTATTACCATTTCCTAGTGCTACACTTACTGTACAGTCATACTTGTCATTCCACGAATCAGGGCGTACAGGAACCCAGTTGTTCCGTAGCATCACTACACGCTCCTTATCCTGATTCTTTAGGAGAAGTTCGTATATCCTGTTCATTAACTCTTTCACACCTGTCTCTGCGAAGTTTCTTGCAATCAACTCTACACGACTCTGTGCTGCCGACATTACAGCATTCACGGCAGTAGCAGTAGTATGGGATGTTAATGCATTATCATTCATACCCTGAGACATCTTGGATACACCTGCTCTGGATTCTCTTATACTGTCAAGATACTCAAGCATCTGGAACGAATAAGGTTCTAAAGAGGGTGTAGCAAGAGGTGTGACGGCGTTAGGTGATTTAACCCTGACTACACCGCCCGGACGCTGTGTAAGCAAATCATCCAAGTTTGCTTGTCCTTCCAGTACGGCATAACGTCCAAAGTTCTGGTTGTACATATTGTCCATGAGATTACGCATCAACGTACTCTTCATCAACTGTAAATCCATTACAAGGTCTGCAACAGACAGGCCAAAGAATTTATGTGGTATAGTTATCGGTGATAAAGATACGAAAGGTATAGAATCTACCGCATCATTCTGAAGTACCTTGTCACCAACGCTACATACCTTTCTGAGTTCTGTAATACCATCATTATCAAAATCTGTTCTGAGAAAGGACTCATGTAACCAATAGGTCCGTAGTCCTTCTTCATCAGTTCCTGAATCACCCCATCCTTCCCAGAAACGTGCAGACTTATCAAACATATACCTTTCAAGTCGTTCAGTATCGTAAGAGGCTAAGTCATCATCACCACCACCTAAATCTTCTGGATCAAGATTCTCATCAGGGTACATCTCCCGCAACTCAGATAGAGTTTTAAGAACTCGGTGACATACAAACCTAGAGTCCTGAATATTCTTGGATTCCCTAGCTATAAGAAATTCTGATGGTGGTACGTTCTCTATACGAATCTTACCAG